GCGATTGAGCTCTTGATTTTTTCAACCATGATGGTCAGGGTGTCCACGCCATTGGATGTGGCACGGGACTGCTGACCGCCCTGCCCTGGCGCTTCAACAATATTGACCACCATGCTGTTGCCACCACCAAAAGCTGAATTGGGGATGATGGTTCCAGCACTTTGGGGGATGAACAATTCAGGACCAGATTCACCCACAATGGACGCACGCCCAACGGGCGGGCTGCCTCCACCAGCAAAACCCAAGATACTCTTGAATGCTGCGGCAATAAATGAACTAGAGCCGCCACTTCCACCAATGCCCAAAGCATTGCTAAGCTCTTGCTTGATGATGATCCGTGCAATGTCGGCAATGATTGAATTGGCCAGGTCTTTGAAATTGAGTTTGCCTGTCATCACGAAGTTGACCAAAGCGTCCTCCATGCCTTGAAAGGCTCGACTCATCACATTCTCAATTTGAGCTCCAGTATTTTTGGCGCTCTCACTGTATTTTCTGAATGCCTCACTGACACCAAAAACCGCACTCTGCTGCTTGTTGAAACTTGCAGTGACTGCATCCTGTGCGTTAGCAATAGCTAATGCACCATCGGCCATCAACCGAGAGGTATCTACCGCGGGATCTTTCTTTTTGGCTTGACGAATCTTCTCGTCTACCTCAAGCTGAATCTTTCGGGCTGCCGTGAGTTGCGTGACTTGCAAGGTACTTCGGCCCAACATATCGAGCTCAAAGGCGGCCTGGTAATCAGCAAGTTTTTGAACACGAGAAAACTCAAGTGTTGCAGTATTGAGCTCAAGCTGAACATCAATGAGTTTTCTCTGAGAAACAACGATCTGATCTGTCGCATTGATCCGGTCAAGCGCCCGTTTACCTTCAAGCACCGTCAACTGCTCATGGCCCTTGGCACGGTCTACCTCTGTCTTGCTTGCGCGAATGGAAGCGTTGATGAGTTTTTCTTCTTGAGCCCAGACCAACTCTTTTTGCGCCAACTCATTGGCAATCAAATTTTGTTTAACGGTCTCAGTTTCCCGAACATTGAGAAGCTCATTTTTATTTAGCCACTCAATGGTTTTCAAATGATCAGCAAGCAGCCTGTCAGACTCTTTGTTGAAGTTTTCTTGCTGTTTGAGTCTGTCCTTCAAGATCACACTCGTTGCATCGTCTTTTGGACCGTTGGCCGAACCAAGTCCCGATGCATTTGGTGCTCCCTTGGTGGCAACCGTGGGTGAAGCTAAAACCACCCCACCCTTGGAAATTTGGTCCAGAACTTTGCTTTGAAGGGTTGGCAGCATCAAGATGTCTTCAACATCTTGCTTCCATTTATGGCTGTTATCGACCATCCCTTTGAAATCGCCATGACCTAATTTCCAAAGGTTTTCAGCAGCAGTCTTGGCGCTCAGACCTACGATCAAAGCAATACGGCCAACCGCAAGCAAAGAATCACCAAGGAAAGCAACCGCCAATGCAGAGTTTTCTGCCCAAACTTTCATGCCGTTATCACCAGCCAGACCTTTTGTGTTGGTCGTTGCAGTAACAAGCTCTTTGATGAATTCCCTCATCGCATTTGTCAAAAGCATTTGAGCTGGCAAAGTCCTTTGCGCAATCGACTGAGCGAGGGCATCGTGGGCAATCTGTTGCCTGAGTAGATTCTTTTGATACTCATCTGCCATAACGGCCTGCTCTTTGGTAACCGTTGCAACCAAGTCACCGGCTTCGGCCATGTCTTTGTACATGGGTAGCAGTGCAGCAGCGCCCTTGCCCATCAGGGCGGTCTGCACTGTCATTTTCTCAGCGCCGTCTGAGTATTGATTCATCGCAAAAGCGATTTTCTTAAATACTTCGTCAGGCGCAAGTCCTTTCAAGTCTTTGATCGTCAGACCAATTGCTTTGAATGCAGCCGTTGAATTTTTGCCGCCGTTCTCAGCATCAATGAGCGTCTTGCTCAAGAATCCTAAAGAACGACTCAAATCGTCAGTGCTGACTTTGCTGAACTTTGCAACATTACTCAGAGCAGACAAACCCTCTACCGTTGCTCCCGTTCGATTCGACAAGTTCTCAAGAGCAGCCGAGGACTCAACCGCAGAATCGATGCTTGACTTGAGTTGGCTAAATATCCCAGCAATAGACAAGCCGACACCGAGCGCTCCCAAAGCCCCTTTGATGGACCCAATGGCTTTGCTGATCTCCCTGGAACGCTGCTCAGCTATGGCAGCAGCTCGGCCCATATCAGTCGCATATTGAGCCATGTTCGCTTCAAGCGTAACAACGAGGCTTCCGATTTCTGACATATGTGTCCTAAGTTTTGATCTTGAAAATCTTGCGCTTGATCAACTCAGATTGAGCTTGTGCATCGGGCATCAAAATCGGGCCTTGCTCAACTTTGTCAAAGCTGCGCCAACCTATGAAATCCGAAGACTTATAGGGCTCAGGCCTTGTCTTAGCGTCGCGGTTAATGTTGGCCAAGGTAGAAACTGCGACTCCATGCCGCTCGTCATCCACCAGGGAGCCAAAAGGCTCAAGCTGGTAATAGGCCTGCCACTCAGTCAACTCAGCGCTGTCGATCTCGTCCAGCAGCTGCCGGACGGTCTTGCCCAAGGCCAACGCTAGACGGAAGGAGAACCTTCTGCCTGGTCGGCCTTGGAGTTTTTTAGTGCGTCATCCTCTGCCTGGCCGCCCAGACCATTGATGCGCTGAGCAACAACAAACACCTTTTCAAGGGCACCGGCTGATTTAAGACCCAGACGGTCAATGTCGCTTGCGTCAAACAGACGCCCACCGTTTTCATCAACCAGAGTCAATGCAACCAGCTTTGCACGCAGATTGGTCAAGTCGGTTTTGCGTGTGCCATCAGGCAGTGTGACCACCATACTGGTCTCAAACTGGTCCCTGTCAGCACCGGTCATGGTGCGGACATGGACAATGCCGCCCCACTCGGGCACATCAACAGCTTCGTTTTTGAGGTCATTCGCCTCAAGGATTTGGTCTTTTGTCAGTGCCATGATCAGAGACCTGTGGCCAGTCCGGTGATACGGATGTCAACTGCTGTTTTTGCCAGCGCATCAACACCACCTGCCAGAGTGAATTTTTTCACGAAGCCATTGAAGGTAATGGCTGCAGAGCTTGGGAGAACAACTTTGAAGTTGCTCACCATGCCAGAGACTTGCTTTGCACGCAAAGCGATGTGACCAGCATTTGCGCCGTCATAGTCAATATTGAAAGTGAATTGACCAGGGTCATTCAGACCGAGTCGGAACTCTTTGGCCACACTGTCCAGGTTGGTTACATCGATCTCACTGGCTGAGCCGTCAAAGCCAGTGAAGTCTTTGATGTTAGCTACAGCGGTGTAGGTGGTAGAGGTGGCAGTCCCGTCGTCGCCAACGATTGTTTTTCCAGTGGTGTCCAAGTAAATGGCAAATGTGTTGGCCGTGGTGTTACGCACAGAGAAACTTTGGCCATTCACGGAGGCTGCATCTGCACCAGTGAAATCGGTGAGGACAACAACATCGCCGTTGTGCAAACCATGTGCTGTGGAAGTAAGGATTGAGGGGTTGCCGATGGCAATGTCAATGATTGTTTTGGCAGAACCAGTTCCGGTTCCAATGCTAAGGACCGTGCCTTGTGCCGAGATTGCTGTGGATGACATGATTGACCTTTCAGTACAAAAAAGAAAACCCGCCGAAGCGGGTTGGGAGGGGAAAAAGTTACGCCTTACGGCTTGTGCCAAATCGAATACTCGGCAATCACTCGATACAAATCGACTGCTGCCTCATAGATGTCTTGGTTTTGGATTGAAATGATTTGGGCAAAACCGCCCATCATCAATGTGTCAACAGCCTCAAACACTGAAGCCGCTTTCAAATAGGTTGGTGCAAAGATGTCGATCTGCAAACGGGTGTTGACCAAATCAACATTGCTGCCGTCAAGCACGTTCTCACTGATCGCGCTAATGCGCTGATAAGTGATGAAGGGTGCCCGTGTTTGATCTGGGGCTGCCATTGGGTAGCCCTTCACGCCAGCCTCGGTTGCTCCATTGAGGAGCGAAAAGATTTGGGTGACTAGGCTCATCGTTTTCTCAATTTTTCAATTTCTGATGGAATCCGCAAAGCTAGATAGTCTTTGATCGCTTTGACGGCCTTTTGCTTAGTTGCTTCAAATGCAGGGCGCATGAATGGTTCAGCCATCTGGAACCGTGCACCGATTACTCCACCGCCATCTAGCCCCACGGCACTCATTGCTTTTCTGCGAGTTGCAAATCCATGCTTACCGGGTGGTGCGTAGTAGTGGCCAAACTCAACCCAGCTTGCGTAATAAGCATCTTGCGACTTCAAGCCGCCCTTTCCTTGCTTTTGATATTTTTTGCCTTTGCGCACGCCTACAAAATAGACTTGCTTGAAGGAGTTGCTTCGATCTGCAATGTGCTTGACGTAAATCGCACGCTTGAGCGTTCCAGGTGGGGGGTGGCCATGCTCTACCTCACCCGTGTAAACAGGCGCGTTGAGTTTGGCCTGGTCACGCACGATGCCGCCTCCGGCAAGGACCGAGCCCCGAAGCACGTTCTTTGCGATGTTCACTGGCAGTTGATAAAGCGCATCTTGCAGTTCTTTCAAACCACTGACGTGCTCAAGTTCAACCAACATATTTCAGACCCTCAATGCAGTCCAGGATGTCAAAGCGCCCACGCTCTTCCAAATTCCTGCAGTTGATGATGTCCAAATATCGACCTTTGAAATTGATCCGGCACTTTGACGCAACCCTTGGATCGTCAAATGCAGCTTGGTGACGAATCGTCACGGTGTGGCTGATCTGCGCACGGCTCTCACCTGCGCCCGCTTGCTCACTTCCGGCAGATGGCTCAACCTTTGCCCAAGTAGTTGCCAAATCAGCCCAAACAATTGACTGCTGCCCGGCAGCGTCGACTGCAGTGCTTCGCTGCTCGATCTTGATGGGGTGTCTGAACTGTCCCGCGCTTATGCCGAACATCAGTAAACCCGCACTCGATGTGGATCAAGTAAGCGCTCCATGTAGGGGTGCGTCTCAACGGTGCCTCGAACCCCCATCACCACAGCTTCGCGGTTTTCAAAGAGGTCACAAATTCTGAGCAGCATCCAAGCTCGGATGCCATTGGGTAAGAGCAAACCTGTACTGTCCCACCCTGCTGTGAATCGAACTTCAACTGAGCTTGCCCGGTTAAGGGTACTTGGCCAGGCAGTGCCTGGTGTAGGAGTAACCCGAGCGGGCTCAGATACGTTGTCAACAAAGTATTGACTTGGCTCCAACGTCGTGAGCACCCCTGTTGGGTCGTAATATTTGATTGAATCAATCGTCTGCAACGGCGGCAGAGGAATTGTGATTTCGTAGCCCGTCTTGTCTCCGGGTCTCACGGTGGTCAAAGGACCCGGACTTGTGCCCCAGGCTGGTCCATACCAGTTGGCACTGGAAGTCTCCATGCCTGGCATTGGGAACTTGTCCATCGTCATCAGCCAAGACTGGGTGATAAACGCTCGGCGACAGTCCTGCTCGGCAGCCTCACGCGCTTGGCCAATAAAGATGCCTAGCGCAGCGTCCTGACTGGTGTCCCCTGAGTCTAGGCGCAGTTGTTGACGCAGACTTGCATCACCCACCAGAAAAGGCTCCACGGTAGGTGGAGCAGTCATTTTTAAAGCCACGGTATTTCCAATAAAAAAAGCCGCTCAGCTTTCACCGAGCGGCCAAATCCCGATCAAGGAGATTACTGAGGGGGGTTCGCTGTGGGTGCGTTGACTGGATCAGCCTGGATTGCAACAACACTCACCAAGAAAGCACCGTCGTTGCCTGCGGGTGTGATCGTCATGCGGGAGTAACGCTTGCTTCCGACGTAACCCAACTTGCGGGTTTTGTTCACATCACCAAATGCCCATGAAGCATTTGCAGTGGTGCCGGACAAATCAGGCGCAGCAACAGTTGCTGCATCAGACAAAGCCGAGTCATTACCGTGCTCAAGCGTGACCGCGTAAGTGCCAGCAGTGGCCGCAGTGGCACCAATGTTGATGGAGTACTCAAGCGAGTCAAAGTTGGCACGGTCAATGATGGCGCCAACAATTGCAGCGTTGCCAGTAGCGTGGCTCAGGGGGGCCACAACCTGTGTGGTGTGGATTTTTGAGTGGAGGTCTTTCATTTCGATTTCCTAAAAATGTGATTTAAAAATGAGAGCCCCTGCACTTGGCAGGGGGTGTCTCAGGGGAATGGCTGATTAAGAGAACTTCAAGACCTTGAGGGCCTCGGAGTTGGTCACGGTGCCGCCCAGGCGCTTGGTGGTGTAGAAGCCGATGTAAGGCTTGTTTGAGAAGGGATCACGGATGACACGGGTGCCAATGCGGTCCACGATCAAATAGCCGAGCTTGAAGTTGCCAAAAACAACAGACAAGCTGCCCGATGCCATGTTTGGCATGTCTTCAGCTTCCACCACTGGGTAGCCAAGCACTGCATCAGCCACACCAGGTGCGGAGGTTGGAGTGAAGACGTAGCGGCCTTGATAGTCCTTGAAGGCTGCGATCTTGAACAAGGTGTCCTTGTTCATCACCCAGCTAGAACCTGCGCGGTAACCGGCTTTCAATTTACCAATGACTGCATAGAGGTCATCCACTGGATTGACGGTTGCAGACAAAGTCTTGAAAGCACCTGAAGCGCCTGTGCCGACATATTCCAAGGTACCGAAAGCGCGAGATGCGTCTGCAGTAGCAACGGGAGCAGGACCTGCCAAGAAGCCGCGAGGTTGGTTCACACCAGTACCGGACACAAATGCCGCACCTTCAGCACGGGCAAACTCTGTGGCCACGTTGTCAGCTAACCAAGACTCAGCGTTGAAGAACACGTCGTCCAGCATTTGCTGTGTTGCCTGGGGGTTTGCGTACAACTCGCCCATTGGGGGAGCGATGTCCACCAGTGTGGGTGTGCCAGTTGCAGGCCGAGCCGCTTGCTCACCGATCCAACCAGATGCAGTGCCGCGAATATTGACCAACTTGTGGAAGTCGCTGGTGCTGATTTGCTGAACTGAAGAGATGCTGCGGATTGGGGAGATGTTGACAATCAGCGAATCAATGTTGGCATCGATAACTTTGGGGACTGCAAAGCCACCATCGCCAGATGCAGAAATATTGAGAGCCTTTTGTTCAATCGACTTGTCGAATTCCACGCCCTTACGGACGTAGCTGCCGAAAGCAGATTTGTGCTGAGCTTCCACTTCAGGGATTTCACGGCCATCAGAGCCAACAAAAACCTGACGATTAGCTTTTGCGTTCATGGTTTCAAGCAATTCCTTGACGGCCTTCGTTTGCACGGAAAAGTCATCAAAGGATTTGTGCATGGCGGCCATATCGTCGCCCTGGCCAGCTTTGCCGGATTCCAGTTTGAGAAGGCGTGCATCGTTGAATGATTTGAATTCACCGAATGCAGCGTTTGAGGATTCGATTGCTTTTGCAATTTCAGATAGATCAGACATTTAAAGTCTCCAAAAAGAAAAACCGCCACTAGGGCGGTCGGAATGGACGTAAAAAAACCCGCTCAAGGCGGGTTGCGTGTTGCAGATATTGCGTTTAGGTCATAAGCCCCTGGCGCTGTTTCAACAAATTGGAAATCACCTCAAGCTCTTGGCTGTCATCTTTTGCAGCGGCCTCACGCCGAGCAATTGAGAACAGTCTTGAGATCAGGGCTTTCGCCTCAGAACGAGACACGCCGCCCACCTCACGCAGGTACGACTCGGCGCCGCTCAAATCGCCGATTTCTTCAATGCTCTTGCCCGAAGTCACACGGGCCGAATCGTTCATGGGGAATGTCACCAGTGACACTCCATAAAGCTCGGCTGCACGAATGGTGCGAATTCCCGTCTTTGTATTCAGGTCAGAATCTTTTGTGATGTAGTCAATGGACAAGCCCGACAGTGCCTTCATCTTGAGAAGCTCATAGGCCTCTGCACCTCGACGGGTTTTGAGAGCCAGGGTTCCCTCAACGTAGAGACCCTGGGGTGTCTCTTCCATTTTTTGGAATGAGCCGATAGGCTCTTTGGCGTTGTGCTGCCAAAGAAGCGCAGGCATGCGACCTTTTGATTGCCAGTTGGACAAGCTCTTAGAGAAAGACTTTTCAGCAACGATGTCGCCTCCCCCGTCCACGTTTCCATAGACGCTGCCAAAACCAGCAAACGAGCCACTGGATGCCATCTCTTTGATTTCAAATGCTGCGTCAAGAGTGTTCATGGGATACCTCATGTTTGTTCAATTTTTAAAAATATTGTTCGGTCATCAACTCTTCCGCCAACTGTTGTGATGCGACAAGTGATCGACTCGGTTGTGCCTATAACGCCACCCCCAACATATGAGTGCGCAAGAGTTAGGGTGTTAATTGCGCGAGTTTGCGTAAGTCCAGCAGATATCAGATATGTGACTGACTGAATCACATCGGAGATGTTTGTAAGAAATGGCGTCCAGTCAAATGTGTAGTCCAAGACAGCATTAGGGTCCTTTGAAATCGTTGGAAGCCCATCGAAAAATTCGTAGGTGTTGTACATATTTAAATTACCAACCATTTCCTGTTTTGCGGTTTGACGATCAATGCTCTATCCTGAGCTTGAACCATAAATGTGCGTTCATTCGTTGCAAAGAAGTCTCGAATACCAGTGGCATTGATGCTTCCATATTGCGCAAAAACGGTTTTCCCAACAAGAAACCCATGAGCATCTCCTTCGGCCAACTCAATACCGTAGGTTGCATTTACCTGAATGCCATTGAGATAACCGACCCCACCGCCCTGGCCTCTGACAACTCCAACTTCCCCATCTAAATACGCGCTGCTCAAAGTGATGTATCCATCACCTTCAGCAACTTCTATTCCGTATTCAGTATTAACCTGAATGCCTTTCAACGAGGCAGATGCTGACCCTGAACTCTCAACGAGTCCAGCCTGCGTATAGGCGGAGGTACTACCCAGAATGACGTTGGAATCACCCTCAGCAAAAAACAGTCCAAATGCAGCGAATGCCTGCGCACCTGTGAGGACAGTAAAACCTGAGCCTGATGAGTCAATCCCACTTACCGAAGCGCTGACTGATGTACTTGCCAGAATTAAATTTGCATCGCCGCTGATGGTCAAGTTGCTAAAAGCAGCCTCAGCCTCAGCGCCCGTGAGAACTGAAAAGCCAACACCTGAGCCAAGAAGCTCTCCCACTTCCGTCGATGAAGTCCTACCGGCCAGGAGGACATTGGCATCCCCCTCGGCAACCTCAACCCCATAATTTGTGGATGCTTCAACCCCGATCAAGTTGCCGACACCGTAACCGGCACCTGAGATAACGCCGATCAGTGAAGCAGTTTCTGATCCAGCAAGGATGACGTTTGCATCACCTTTAGCAAACTCGATACCAAATGCTGTGCTTGCCTCCGCTCCGGTTAGAACAGCTAACCCCTCACCAGTGGTGGCCAAGATGCCAACAGTCGCAATCGACTCAACACTATTGAGCCAAGTCCTTGCATTAGCTTGAGTCGCAAGAGCCCCGATGGATGAATCGACTTGCTGGCCAGCTAAGTTAATTAAACCCTTGCTAACCCCGATAGCTGCAACTTCACCGACTTCGGTTTGAGCCTGGACACCTAGCAATGCAGTTTCTACGACCCGAACACCTCTGGCCGAGATGTTTCCTGCGCTCAAGGCTGCAGAAACACCAACCAAGGGGCTTATTGCGACCCCCATCGCGTTCAAATCATTGATCTGTGTGGTTACCTCAATTCCTAACAAAACGCCTCTGGCGCACGCTGTTGCAGTTAAAGCGCCAAAGTTCGTGAGTGCTTGCGTGCCGATTAAATTGATTGAGGCAAGACCGGCAGGGGCAAGGGCACCAGGCTGAGCGGTAATTTCACTTCCAATGAAGGCTCCAGAAGCCTCACCATTAGAAGTGATTGAACCTTGTTGCACTTCAACGTGTGAACCAATCAGTGATGTTTGCGCACCACCACCGGCAGCGAGTTCACCTATTTGTACTTGGGCTTCACCACCCAAGAACGACACGTGCGAAGTGCCGCTGGATGCAATAACACCCACCTCAGATGGAATCTCAATACCCGTCAATGACGATTGGCCAAAACCAAAGGCCG